GAACCCAAGGTACAATGTCGAAGTTGGTGTATATTTAAAGCCCATTGAGCATGAGTTGTACAGATGCATTGGGGAGGTGTTCGGCGGTCCCGTTGTTGTGAAAGGCATGAACGCACAGCAACGAGGTAGGTTAATATCCACCAAGTGGTCAAAGTTCAGCCACCCGGTAGCCGTTGGTCTAGATGCCAAACGGTTTGACCAGCACACTTCAGTGCAGGCGTTACGATGGGAACATTCAGTTTACCTGAAACTTTATAAGAATGACCCTAAGCTTGCAATGTTGTTGGAATGGCAATTAAATAACCGGGGCTTTGGCCGCTGTCAGGATGGTGATATCTTCTACCGCACCGTGGGAAGTCGTATGTCAGGGGACATGAATACTGCACTAGGCAATGTGCTTATTATGTGTGGTCTCATGTGGACCTACATGCGAACATTAGGAATTGACTATGAATTTGTGAATGATGGGGACGACTGTATATTGATCGTCGAACAGAAACACGAAAGACGTCTTGATACCCTAGTTCCATGGTTTCGGGAGATGGGTTACGTTATGGAGAGGGAACCCAGCGTGACTTGTCTTGAGAGGATAAATTTCTGTCAATCCCAGCCGATCTTTGACGGAACCGAATACAGAATGGTGCGCGTACCGAAGTCCACTCTTACAAAAGACTTGATTTCTTTCAAGTCTGCCCGCTGCCGTGAGGAGTGGGAATCCGCCCGCTTAGCGATAGCGCAATGCGGCGCAGCCTTGGCCGGCGATATGCCTGTATTCTGGCAGTTTTATTCGATGCTAGGTAGTGGTTTGGAGGGAAGGAGGCCAAATTGGGGGAACGATCTACCCGGGATGTTCTTCCTCAGTTTGGGGATGGAGACCAAGTGTTCTCCACCATCACCTGAGACCCGACTAAGCTTTTACCTTGCATTTGATATCACACCAGATGAACAGGTGGCGTTGGAGGAATTGTACTCCAGCGTGCGGATTGAGTGGGACGGAGCCAAAATGGCGGCTCCGGTTCAGGTGCTCACGCATCATCCAGCGCTCCAGCAGCTTGCCGGCAGCTGGTGACTGAATAGTCAATAAACTATCTCTATTTATTGTTCCCTAGGGGGTCAGTAGCGAACATTTGTTTCATCCAAATTGGTTGCGTTTAGAGAGACGCGGGAGTGCAGGCGACATATGAGCCGTACTGGTGGGAAAACCACCTAGGACGAAGTCTGCACGAAATTTTCCAAGCCAACCCAGAAATGGGGTAGTGCCAAACGACTGCACGGATGCGCCTACGGGCGAACTACTGATGAACAGTCTCGTTCTTCATTGCGGTATCCCCTACAAATGAAATCTTCAAGTAAGAAATCGCGTGCAAGATCGCAAGCACGCTTGAGACAGGCGTCTCGACGCCTGGAAAGAGACTACGCGCCTATCGCTGAAGCGGTTGGGCAAGTAGTTTCGGAACCCAAAATCCGGGCTTCCGGCCGGTCCGTAAGGATCGTACACCGGGAGCTTGTCGCAACGGTGACTGGTTCTACGGCTTTCGCAGTGTTCCAGTCATTGAATCTGAACCCTGGTTTGGCAGCTTCTTTTCCGTGGCTGTCGACCCAGGCTCAGTCTTGGGAACAGTACCGCTTCCGTTACCTGCGGTTCTGCTACATCCCGAGATGCGCTACAACCACCATTGGATCTGTGATGATGTCTCCAGATTACGATGCGCTGGATGCGCCTCCTGCATCGGAATTGGCAGCGATGACTTATCGTGACTCATCCGAGGATGCACCGTGGAAGAAACAGGTTTGCCACCTGGATCCTGCCGCTATGTTTCCCATTGGGCCGCGTAAGTATGTCCGGTCTAGTTCCGTTGTCGTAGGTGATTTGAAAACCTACGATGCAGGCATTTTACACATGTGCACCACCGAAATGGCCAATACCAACTCTGTTGGTAAGCTGTGGGTGGAGTACGACGTCGAACTCTTCGTCCCTCAGACGGTGTCAGGCTCCAGTGCCACATCGTCCTCGTTTGCACAATTTAACTTGAGTGCGAACCAGTCATTAACAACTGCTACTGTTGCTACGGTTGCTTATGATGAGGTTGTGTCAAATTCTCTCGGTATCGTTAATGCTGCCGGTGTCTTCACGCTCCCTGCGGGGAGTTGGGAGGTGCTAGCCCTTTGTGGCTTTTCAGGCGGCACTGGTACCGCGACTACCGCACTGTTGGCTTTGGAAGCTGATGACGCAGCACTTGATCCCCCCAAGGCGGGACATGTGTTCGTGAACGGCATCAACCAATACGACAGTATGGTACCTGTGCAGGCGTTTGTGACTTCGGATGGCACCACAACGGTGCGTGCCAGGGCCACGTACACCTCGGCTTCGGGCACACTTGTGCTAACCGGGGATCAATGTACGATCTCTTTCCGGATTTGTTGAGTAGTTTGTTTCATTAATGAGACAATCCCGGTATTCCGGGTGGCGTTGAGGTAACTGAAGGAGGACGCTCTATAGTGTCGGATGCGATCAGTGAGTGAGTGGTGGGGTGTGGTGTGTGAATGACAGCGGTTCGGGTGAAGCCCAATTCAATCTTGGTGTGGATTGGTCAACTGGAGATAGCTCCGTCTGGAGGGTAGCGGTGAAAGCCGTGCTGTAAAGGCCTTGTACCGACCGGGAGCTTGAGATCAGTTGGTCTGCATCCATTTTGATGAAGGTGTTTCCCGTGGAAAACAAATCCGGGATTGCATGCGCACTACAATTCTCATTGCCCATGAGCTGCCAAGCTATAGAGTTTACTCTGCCTTAAAGTCATTATTTATTCAAGCGCTCACCTCCGGCTGGCGGAGGTTAATATCCAGAACTGGTGTGAACAGTTTGTCACTGGGACAGCCATTGTTAAATGTGCCGCAGGGCGTACACCGAAAGGTGGGGTTTAGCTCCAAACCCTCTGTGGAAAGTGGATTGACTACCCACATGAGCTCGTGGTGAGAGAACTCACAGGCCACGGCAGCGAAGTTGAGGATTGCTGCATGTCCGGATGGAAAAGATCTGAAGTTAGACCATTCTCAGTCTTTATTGCACTTCAGTGAGGGCTCCAGGCCGGGCGTTCAACGTACAAATAATATGCG